CTGGCCCCCCGCAACCGGCCGCCGCGTCATCAACGCCGACCTCCCCGCCGAACACGTCCAGCACCTCGACGACTGCGCGCGCCGCGAGGGCTGCAGCCGTTCCGCCTACCTCCGGCAGGTGATCGCCCGCGACATCATCAGGCTCGCACGCCGCCAGGCCGCAGCACGCCGCGGCGAGGCCTGACGCATGGCGCGAAATCTTGACGCGGCCTCCGGGCGCTGGCCGGAGCTGCTGCAGGCGCTTGGTGGGCTGACGCCTGACCAGCTGACCGACACCCACCAGCCCTGCCCCGCGTGCGGCGGCACCGATCGCTACCGCTGGGACGATGACGAGGGCCCTGGCGGGTGGTTCTGCAACCAGTGCGGCGGCAAGGACCATGCCGGCGGCGGTGGCAACGGCATCGACCTCCTGATGCGCATCACCGGCTGGGACTTCCCCACCGCCGCCCGCCGCGTTGAGCAGCACCTGGGGCTCCCTGGCGCGGCGGCCACCGTCGCACCCGCACCCACCGCGCCCGCCCCCCGCCCGCGGAAACCCAAACGGCCCCACCGGAACCCCGACATCCCGCCGCCGGGCACACAGCCGCCAGCCCTCGGCAGCGCCGTCGCTCAGTTCCCCTACGGGCCCGATCGCCAGAACCCCTGGTACTGGATCCAGCGGGTGCCCCAGCAGCCCAAACCCGACGCGCCGGCCGGCGCCAAGCCGCCGAAACTTTTCATCCACCGGACCTGGTTGGACGGGGCCTGGCACCACCCATCCAGACGCGACGGCTTCGCCTCCGAGTGGCCTGCGCCGCGGCCCGTGTTCAACCTGCCGGACCTGCTCGATCACCCCGACGCGCCGGTGCTCATCTGCGAGGGGGAGGGGAAATCCCTGGCCGCCGCCGGCCTGTTCCCCGATCACATCTGCATCGCCTGGACCGGCGGCACCGCCGGCATCGCCCACACCGACTGGTCGCCGCTCGCCGGCCGGACCCTGATCCTCTGGCCTGATGCCGACGACCCCGGCCGCCAGTGCATGGCGAAACTCGGCCAGCTGCTGCTCCCGTCCGCCGCCAGCATCACCATCGTCAACCCGCCCGCTGGCCTCGCCGCCGGCTGGGACCTGGCCGATGCCGTCGCCGAGGGGTGGACCCCACAGCGTGCCGCCAAGGCGATCGCCCGGTACGGCGTCGCGGTCGAGGCACCGCCGCCGCCGGCGGAACCGCCCGCACCGCCGCCGCCGGCGGAGGTCATCGAGCTGCCCCGCAACGCACCGTTCGCGTGTCTGGGGTTCGATGGCGATCACTACTACTACATCCCCAGCACCACCGGCCAGATCACACGGCTCAGCCGCGGCAGTCACACCGAAACCAACCTGCTCTCACTTCATCCGGTCACCGCCTACTGGGAATCGCTCTACCCCGCCAAGACTGGCATCAACTGGTCCGCTGCCAAGGCCTCGATCTTCGCCGCGCAACACCAGGCCGGCATCTTCAACGCTGATCGGATCCGCGGTCGCGGCGCATGGTGGGACGAGGGTCGGCCGGTCCTGCACCTCGGTGATCGGCTCATCCTCGACGGCCAGACCCATTCGGTCATGAACCCGCCGCCGTCGAAGTTCTCCTATCAGCGCATGGTCGCCATCGACATCCCCGATGTCGAACCGCTCAGTGATCTGGAGGGCTGGCAGATCGTCGACCTCGCCTCACGGTTTCACTGGGAGGTCCCCGCCTCCGGCCTGCTGCTGGCCGGCTGGACCGCGCTGGCACCCATCTGCGGTGCCCTCTCCTGGCGGCCCCACTGCTGGCTTACCGCCTCCGCCGGTTCCGGTAAGTCGGTCCTGCTCGAACGATTCGTGCAGCCCCTGCTCGGTGAGATGGCGCTCTGGCCACAGGGGGTCACCACCGAGGCCAGCGTTCGGCAGGAGCTTCGCACCGATGGCCGGCCCGTGGTGTTCGATGAAGCCGAATCCAACGAACAGGCCGACAAGCTACGCATCCAGGCCGTGCTATCCCTCGCCCGCGTCGCCAGCTCCGAATCCCGCTACGGCTACATCGGCAAAGGTGGCGCCGATGGCGTCGCGCAGCGCTACAAGATCCGTTCCATGTTCCTGCTGTGCTCCATCAGCACCGCGCTGAAACAGGGCGCCGATCAGCGCCGCTTCGCGCAGCTCACGATGCGCAACCCGGCGCACCTGCCCAAGGATGACCGTCTCGCCCACTGGGATGCCCTTGACGCCGATTTGACCCGCCTGATCACCGACGACACCGGCCACCGCCTGCTGGCCCGCTCCGTCCGCCAGATCCCGATCATCCGCGAGTCGGTCGCCGTGTTCCGCCGCGCCGCCGCCAAGCGGTTCGATTCCCAGGCCCTCGGTGATCAGTACGGCACCCTGCTCGCTGGCGCCTGGTCGCTCAGCAACGCCAGGATCGCCACCCTCGACGACGCCTACGACCTCATCGACGCCAACGACTGGGAGCAGTACCGGCAGGACGCCGAGCAGCCCGATGAACGGCGCTGCCTGGATCACATCCTCCAGCATCAGCTCAGGGTCGAGGGTGACCGCGGCAACGGCTACATGCGCACCGTCTGGGAGCTCATCGAGATCACCCAGGGCTGGGTCACCAGCATGGAGGTCTCCGGCATGTCCGCCGAGGCGCACCTGGGCCGGGTCGGGATCAAGGCCGAAGGCGATCGGGTGGTGATCAGCAACAGCGCGCAGGGCCTCAGGCGGATCCTCGATGGCACCGCTTGGGCGAACAGCTGGAGCACCGTGCTCACCCGGTTGCCTGGTGCGCAGCGCGAGGGTGTAACGCGATTCAGGGGGCTGGCAGGGGTCAGCAGAGCGGTCTCAGTACCAGCGGCGAATCGCTGAAAACCGGATTTCACGGATTGACCCGCTGAGCGTAACGGTCGCTGAGATCCGTTGCGCTGCAGCGGGTTTCGCTGTTACGCCTGGTGTAACAGGCCCCGGGGTGGGTGTTACGCCTGTTACGCCCGCCAGGCGAGGTGTAACAGCTGAGATCGACTGCGCCGCAACGTGTTACGGCGGTTGTTACGCTTGTTACGCCTCTGGGGCCAGGACAGCCCCATACACGCGTACACGCGTATGTGCGTACACGCGTACGCGCGCATACGCGTACGTACTTACCTATATACCTTTTTAGGCGTAACAAACGTAACAGGGAGGCCAGAACCGTTGCGGCGCAGTCGATCTCAGCGTTACACCAGGCGTAACACCGGCGTAACAGGCGTAACAGGCTCCCAGGACCTGCCATTCCGTCCCCTGGCGGGTAAGCTGCGGGGGCCACTGCACCCACCCAGAGCCATGCCGATGCCGAGCGATGCGGAGGTGTTCGGGGCCATGGGCGCCGAACGGCTCGAAGGCCCGACCGATGCCGTACTGGCCCAGGTCGCCGCACGTCACGCCCTGATCACCCTCCGCCTCGCCATCGCCGCCGAACGGATCGCCGACGCGCTGGAGTCCATCGCTGCCCACCCTGGCGGGATGGGGTAAGCTGCACACACGTTCCACCCTCAGCACACCACCCATGCCAGCCGGTAGGCCCAGCGCGATTCAGCCCGAGATGATCGAGACGGCCGGTCGCCTTGCGTCAGCCTGCGGGACCATGAACGGTATCGCCCGCGGGATTGGGGTTCACGTTGACACCGTTCGCGACTGGCTCCGCAAGGGTGAAGCCGACGAAAGTGATTCGATCTACCGCAGATTTTTCCAATCCATACAAGCAGGATTGGTAGAAGCCGAGATTTCACTTACTTCAAAGCTGCAATCTGGCGACGGCAGAGATGCTGCCTGGCTGCTCAGCCATTCACCCTTCTTCCGCGAGCAGTGGTCCGACGCCGCCGCCGAACGCCGCGCCGTCCAACGCACCCTCACCGGTGTGGTGGCCGCGATCGATGCCGCAGGCCTGAGCGACGACCAACGCACCCGCCTCCTGCTCACCATGCAGGCCCAGGGGATTGGGGTGCAGGTGGAGGGGGAGTGATGCTCCACGCCGCACGCCTCCGCCTGTTCTATCGCCTGATCGGGCCTTTCGTTCCCGCTGGCGCCTTCCTCCCCTGGTGGGCGCGATGCCTTCGCTTTTTATTTCTACCTGTTGAGACACTGGGATATTTCCTTACCCGTCCAAACCATTGGGACCCCCTGTCAGATACTTTTGCGATTCACGGGGTCAGATACTCAGCGGCGGTTTTCACTGAGTTTGGGTTTCCCGCTGATCGCCTGTATCGATTCAAGAAAGAGGGCAACGTGCTGACCATTCAGCAGGTGGAGGGGGAGTGATGGAGTCGCGGGAGATGCCGACCTTTGCGCAGCTGAAAGCCATGGCGGACAGGATCGAGAAAGCCACCGCATCCACCCCTGACGGAGCCACGATGCAAGACATCCTCAGGGCAGCCGATGCGGAGGTCGCCGCGTTTCGGGGTCGGCGCCAGGCGGCCGAGACGTGACGGACGCTCGCCCCACCCACCACACCCCGCCCCCAGCCACCCTGGCCGAGGTGCGCGAGAAGATCGACAGGGCCACCGCTGAGGCGGCTGCCCGCAAAGCCGCTGAGGCAGCCAGCCCGTTCTTCACCCTCTGCCGCGGTTCCGATGAGGTGCTCACCGTGGAGCACCTTGACAGGGCGAAGGATTACCACTGCCAGGCCGGCGCGATCGATCTCCGCCAGATCGCTGCTGCCGTTGAGCTGCTCGACAGCGCAGAGACAGGCCCTCGATTCCAGTGGCTGCCACCGTGGCATCCCTGGCGCCTGCTGGATCCCAATGCGCCACCCCGGCCGCCGATCCCCGATTCCCCCGGCGCATCAGCCTTCGGCCGCAAGCGCCGCGCCAGACGTGCCCGTGGTCGCGTCCGGCAGCTTCGCGCTGCGCGGACATTGGCTCACTGGGATCTGTTCGAGCTCTTCCGCTGATCACCCACCACGCCATGACCCCCACCCCCCGCGCCGCCATCCTCCGCGAAGCCATCCGCCAGCACCGCGAAGCCGCCCGCGATCGGGCCATCGCTGCCGAGGCCGACAGGGAGCTCCGGCGCCTGTTCACGCCACCCCCGGAGCTCCCCGCCTACCGTGCCCTGTGTCGCTGATCCGATCGCTGCGGCGCTGGCCAGAGACAGGCTGGCGAAGATGGATGCCGCCGGCAGGGCCAGCCTCGACATCCCCGGCACCCTCGCCGCCATCCGCGCTGACCTCCATGGCGGGCAGGTTGAGTTCTTCGACGACACCAGCACCCGCGAGATCGGCGTAGCAGCCGGCTACGGCGCCGGCAAGACCCTTGCAGCCTGCGCCAAGGCCTTCCAGCTGGCGGTGCTCAATCAGGGCTTCATCGGCTGCGTGCTGGAGCCCACCGGGCCGATGCTGCGGGACATCTGGATTCGGAAGTTCGATGCCTTCCTCGATCACTACGGCATCCCCTACACCTTCCGGGCCTCGCCGCTGCCTGAGCACATCCTGCACCTGCCTGGCGGGGACACGCCGGTGTTGGCCCGCAGCTTCGAGAACTACAAGCGGATCGTCGGCCCGGACTGGGCCTGGGCGCTGGTGGACGAGGTGGACACCATTCAGGAGAACGTCGCCGCCCGCGGTTACGAGAAGATCCTCGGCCGGATCCGCGTCGGCTACGTCAATCAGCTGGGCTTCCTGTCGACCCCTGAAGGCTTCGTCTGGCACTACAAGACCTTCGGCACCGATGAGGCCCTAAAGGACCCCGGCAAGCGGCTTATCCGCATGCGCACCCAGGACAACCCGCACCTGCCCGAGAGCTACCTCGACAACCTGCGCAAGCGCTACACCAGCTCGATGCTGAAGGCCTACATGGATGGCATCTACATCAACCTGAAGACCGGGCAGGTCTACGACCGCTTCAGCCGTGATCATCACGTCAGGCCGCTGCCCGATGGCCTGCTGGCCAGTGATCAGATCATCCTCGGCATCGACTTCAACGTGGGCAACATGTCCGGTGTGCTTGCCGTGATCCGCGGCCGGACGTTTCACGTGTTCGCCGAGATCATGGGCGCCCACGATACCGACGACCTATGCCGGAAGGTGGTGCAGCGGTTCCCAGGCCGTGGGATCCAGGCCTACCCCGATGCCAGCGGCGCGAACCGCAGCACCAATTCCAGCCTGTCGGACATCGGGATCCTGAAGAGCTACGGGTTTCAGAACTGCGCTCCTGCCGCCAACCCGCTGGTGCGCGATCGGGTGAACGTGGTGCAGGCCCTGCTGCTCAACGCCAAGGGCGACACGCGCCTGTACATCGCCCCGGAATGCGAACGGGTGATCGAGGCACTGGAGCGCCAGGGCTGGGATGAGAAGACCGGCGAACCGGACAAGAACACCGGCTACGACCACCCCAACGACGCCCTCGGATACCCGCTGCATGCCCTGTACGCCGCTGAACTGGGATTCGGTCCGGGGGGTCCCGCTCGCATCGGCACGGCTTACACTGGATATGGCACCGCCCCGCCGGAGCCGAACCCCTACGACCAGCCCAAGCCCCGCGCGCGACTGATCCCGCGTGGCGGGGGATTCAGATAACCACCGCATGGCCGACCCGATGGACTCCCCCAGACCCGCCACAACGAAGCTGCACCGAAAGCTCAAGGATCGGATGTATCGCCATGCCGAGAAGCACAACCTCACGGGATTCGAGGCAGCCGGCGTGATGCTGGCCCTGGCCACCGAGGTGATGGCCTCATCCCTGGTGCGGGATGGGCTGCTGCGAGGTGGGCCGGACTGGGTGGAGGAGGATGGGGAGGTGGCGGCAGATGCCACCGAAACCACCGAGGCCGAACTGCGGGCCCGAATTCAGGAGCTGACCAAGGAAACGGAGATGCTCGTCAAAGGGATGGACGTGTTCAGCGATCACTGCGCCAAGTTGACCGAAGCCAACGCCGGGCATCTCGCCCGTATCGCCCAGCTGGAGCACGAGGCCA